TTTAGGTATGAGAATTTTCCCCAAGAGGTGCTGGAATTCCCAGAGTATGAGATACACCTGACTAAGGATGCCTACTCTAAATCCATATGGGAAGAAGTGAACGGAGAACTCATAGACGACATCTATGAAGGAAAAGCACATAAATGGATGAGGGAAAATATCGATGTCTCCAAGGAGAAGACGTTGTTTTGGATAGTAGGAAGAAGACTTAGGAAGGAAGAGGTAGACGACCTAACTTCCACGGAAGCCGTTTTTTCTTATAAATAAAGAGGACATGTTAAGAAAGATAGTTTATCTATCAGCCCTTTTATTATGCTTTACGGGATGCGCTGCCAAAACGGTGAAACCCAGTGCAGAGAGTCCACCCCCTAAAAAAGAAATAGTTCCGAGTATAGAAGGTTTTATAACCATAACGGAAGATGACTATCCATCGGTAGGCAGACTTCTATCTGGAGACATGAGACCCAAATGCTCGGTAGTCCTTATCGAGCAAGATATAGTGCTTACGGCTGCTCATTGCATTTCCAATGACGAGTCCTATGTACAATTTGGTGACGAAATGTATAGCATCAAATGTGCTACCAAACATCCGCAGTACAATGCTGACATGAAGGTGGGATATGATGTGGCAGTCATCGTTCTAGATACCTACGTTCGTGGAATATTCCCATCTGGAATCAATTCTAAACCACTATTAGATGTCAGAAAAGGCACACCGGTGATATCAGTTGGATACTCTAGAGGATTTAAAAAGAGAAGCGAGTTGAATACACTATTCTATTATGGAACTCTAGAGAGCGAACCCACTGGAATGAAGATGCTTCCGATGGGAGGTTCTGTATGGTTTGGTGATTCTGGTGGTCCGGTATTCATGCTAATCGATAACAGGTTCGTAGTGGTAGGAATAATCTCGACCTTCAGCATGTATAGAGATATGATATATGAAAACTCCGCTATAAGAGTGGATGTCGTCTATAATTGGATTAGAGAGGAAATTGACAGTGAACGCAAAATTGAAAGAATGGTTAGATAGAAAGATACAATTATCACAAACTCCAGCCGGAATCGTAGTTATAATCATGGGGTTCTGCACTGGTTTAATAATTGGAAAAATTGTCTTATCTTAATAAATAAAAGTATGAGAATAGCAGGCATAGATTACAGCATGACCAGTCCAGCATTGTGTACTCACATTGGTGAGCGCTGGGATTTCAACAACTGCAGTTTTTATTTTTTAACTAAGACCAAAAGGCTAGCATGTAAACACCTTAGTGGCATGATACATGGGTCCTTATTGAAAGAATATAAATGCCAAGAGGAAAGATTTGATATGATTTCCCATTGGGCGATGAAGAGGATAATGTCATTCGACCACGTTATGTTGGAAGGTTATGCTTTTGCAGCAACCGGTAGAGTATTCGACGTTGCTGAGAATACTGGCATATTGAAGCATAAACTTTGGGGTTCTAATACCAAATTCGATACCGTGACACCACCTCAAGTTAAGAAGTTTGCTACAGGAAGCGGTAGTGCAACCAAAGATAAAATGCATGATGCCTGGTTTAAAGAAACCGGAATAAATCTTCACGAAGAGATGACACCCAGAAGGGAAAAAGTGGGGAATCCAGTCAGCGATATCGTGGATGCCTACTTCATCTGTAAGTACCTCTATTTCGAGACCCTAGACCTTCTTCCTAGATAGGTTCTTGAATCCGTTCTTAATTTTTACCTGAGCAATAATCTTCTTAGTAAGGTCGCTAGTCATTCTAGATGCGAAACCATCTCTACCGAAGATTTCTTGTCTTTCTTCTAGTGTCAGATGGTCTTTAGTCTCTTCGATAAGCTCTACTATTTCAGCAATAGCCTTCTTATCATTTCTACCATCGACCAACATCCATCCTACTACACCTAGAGATGCTAAGAATCCTATTACTAACACGACAAGACCGACTACTGCTATTTCTTCAAGGTAATATTGTGAGGCGGCTGCAAACCCTACAGTGAGGACACCTATCGCTAGAATTACCCCACCCAGTTTGCTATTTACCCAAAATGTTAGAAATGCACCACCTATGAGCATACCGAAGCCTATCACGAAGAATAAAGTGATGAAGCTATGTAAGTTCTCTAGTGCTTCTTTACGAACTTCCCTATCGGACTGTTCGTAGTCTGCTACTAGGTCTTCTAACTGCTCTATTTGACCTACGGCAGCGGATACCCTTGCATTTGCGGACTCTAGGTCCTCTAATGCCTCGTCTATCCTCACCTGCTCCCTCTGTGCAAAATCTATCTCTTCTTTTATCGACTCTGCTGAGTTCTCTATCGAGTTTAATGTGGGGTCTATGTTGTAACTCGGGTCCTCTGGGACAAGTGCTATCTCGTCCAAAATCGAATCTGCGTGACTGTCTATCTTTTCTAGACTTCCACCCATCTCTTTCGATGCCTCTGTTATCTCGTCCGTCTGCTCTTTTTGCTCTCTCACACTGTCCACTATGGTTGATGCTGTGTTTTCCGGATGGGAATTTATCTCCTTCAGAGTCTCGCATCCCATCGTGTATGATAGCAAAAATAATATGATTGTTACCGTTGTTGATTTCATAATTAATCTCCGATGCAGTCAATTCGCTACTAATAGACAAAGTCATTAATATTGTCATGACCAGAATCTTCATCAGTAGCCGCCTAACATCTTCTTTTTCTTGTTGTGTTTGAGTCTACCATCATTCATTTTTCTTCTGAATATGGTCATTTCTCCGGTCACATTATTCTGAACTAAAAGTGGGTTATTCGGGTTCTTCTTAGCATATTTTCTTATACTAGAATAGTTGGGTGAGTCCCCCTCGAAGAATTTACCCCATCTTTCACCCTTAGCCTTCTTACCCTTACATCTAGCGAATTCAGCCTCGCTGACTCTGAATACTGGCATGCCATCTATTTCACTTTTAAACTCTTTACTGTCCGAGGAGTTCATCGCCTTGATTGCCTTCTCTACCCTCTTTCTGGATTCAGTAGTGAGCATAGGTTCGATTTCTCTTCTCTTCTTCTTCTTCTTCATTCTGCTTACAGGCATACCCATTGTGTCTGGTGTCAGACCCGCTACACCTGCTGTGGTGTTAGCGATATCTTCATTTCTTAAATATTTGTTTCTGAATTTGGTTCTATCTCTAGCATTCTTGAAGTAGAAGACGTATGTGTCCCCTTGCTTTTGTCCACTCTGAACCATACCTTTACTGTTTGTCTCAACACCAACAATTTTTGCAAGCTCAGTGTCATGCTTCTTATCTTTGATGGGCATCCGTATAGCGAAATTGGTTGCCTTGGGGAGAGGTGCTGGAACTCCTCGACCACTCCTACTACGTGCCTCTGAAAGTTGATTGAAAGATATCACATGTGTCTTGCCGTTCCTATCTTTCTGTAATTTCACATCCTTGATACCGAATTTCTTCTCGATATGGCGAGTTGCAGCCATTGTGTCCATTTTTCCAGAACGAGTCACCTTTTGAAATTCTCTGTCTAAAGCAGTCCTAGTAACCTCATACATTTCAATGGATTCTTTGAAGATTGAAAAATGCTTCTTAAAACCTGCAATGCTATTGGATTTACCAGCCCTTCCAAGGTGGTTGTACTCAACAGAACCGTCTGCTCTAACCGCGATGTCCCATTCTCCCCTGCCCCTGTCTTGCATATAGTCAACAGGTTTAGAATCATTCATATCTGTCTTAGGATTCGGTTTATTCTTTACCATATCACCGAAAGAGTCTATCCAGTTCTCACCACCAATCATCTTAATGAGTTTAAGTGCCTCTTTATGCCGTCTGTTGTGATCCATAGCCTCATCTAATTCGGTGGATTCTTCTTTCTTCTTGTTTTTCTTGCCTTTCGCCTTATAACCGCTAGCGAAAGCTGCCTTTCTCTGGGCATCGCTCTTCCAACCTTCACTGGTGGTAGACTCCTTTGCCATCTTGGTAGCAGTGGCATACATTACACTCTTCCACTCATCACCATATCTCTCTTTGAACTCGTCTTCTTTATCCTTCATAGAGAGAACAATTTTCTCCATTTTCTTCTTCTGCGTTGGAGTTAACTCTTCTTCAGCAAGTCTAAACTCACCGCTAGTGGTCTGACTGATGAACTTCCCCATCATCTCTTTAGCACGAAAATCAAGACTATTCCACTTGTCTTTAACAAGTGCCGAGGGAAGTCTAACACTTCTAAGCATTTCTTTCTTCTCATGGTCCTTGAGTTTGTTCCAATGAATAGTCTCAGACTCATTGATAACAGACCAGTCTTCTAGTTTGAAATTCCTTCTCTTCATTTGGTTAACTCCCTAGCAGCTGCGTTTGGTCTCTTCTTTCGATAATACATCTGGATTGCATTGTCTGCATCCACATCATCATATGACTTACCTTTTTTCTTCAGTTCCTTCTCTAGGTCGGTTAACCACTTCATCAGGGGTTTGTCATCACTAGAACGTGCGTCACCAGCAGGCATTCCGGCATCTCTCCATGCCCTAGAGACTTTTGCCTCGTTCATCCATCCCATTTTATTCAAGAATCCAGAGTAGTGCTTAGCATGCTCAGGTGGCATTCCATATGTTATGCCCTTAGGATAGATGTCAGGACGATAACCTTCATCTTCATCATCGTCGTCTGTATCTGTAAATACTCCGATTTGAAGGTCTACCTTGGGTGTCAGTTTAGTATAGTCTCCAGTATCGAAACCTGTTCCACCATCATCGTCATCGTCATCGTCATCGTCAGGATCGGTGAAGATGCCAGTCTGAAGGTCTGCCTTAGGTCTGTATGGTTCCTTGGTGTAAGCACCGGTATCAAACTCGCTGCTGCTATCACCTTCACCGGTATCGTCATCATCGTCACCACCTTCTTCATCGTCGTCAGTGTCTATGACTGGTCCAGGTTGTGGTCTAGGTCTATATGGGTATAGACTTGGTGTAATGCTGATGGGATCTTCGTCACCACCGTCATCCTCATCTCCACCACCGTCCTGTTGAACGAATGGACCAGGTACTGGTACTGGAGGGTCTGCTGGTTGTATGCCAGGAACGGAAACATTTGGTTTGTCTACCATCACACCGTCTGGTACTTCAGATGGGTCCTGCAAATCATACCAATTAATTGGTTGATTAATGTCGCCTCTTCCGTCTTGTGACCTCTGGTTTCTAGGAGGTTTACCATAATAATCGTAGAAATCTTCGAGGTAATCCAACCAGTCTAACTTATCCTGAGGTGTGACAGGGGGTAGGGTCGGGTCATTATCCATCGGGTCACGCAGACCATGATCAAAATCACGTGGTCCTTGAGGATTTCCAGAATCATCTCTGGGTAGAATTGAAGGAGACAAAGGAAGTCTTCCAGGACCCTTTGGTTTCTCTGGTCCCATCGGTGGGTCTGTCCACTTCGGTAGTTGAGGTTTAAACTGGTCATCTGGTGCTCTGTTATCATCGAAACCAGCTTGAGATCGATCATCGAAACCCTGCATCATCCAAGGTTGGTACAATTCAGGATTTTGCTGAAGCAATGGTATTAATTCTTGCTGCAAGTCTTGCAACTGTTGCTGCTGAACTTGTTGCCTATCTTGTCGGAATTTATTGTGCCACCACTTATCCAGAGGTCCGCCGGGTTCTAAGTCTTCGGGATGAAGTGGAGAACCATCTAGATTACCCGGTATGAGTTTATTGTAGGGATGACGGGGTTGAGGCACACCAGTTGGTTCACCATCGACATATGAAGGTAAACCCTCTACATTGCCTGGAGTCATTAAAGGTGGATACCCGATGTCTCTTTGCACATCCTCTGGTTCTCCATCTCGGCGCAATATATCAATAAGTTGCTGAAGTTTGTCTACCTTTTGCTGATGACTCGGTCCTTCTGGTGGTGTTAACCATTGAGGTAGACCAGGTACCTGATGACCAGGTGTGTCGGGGTCTACGTCGGGGTCCACGTGAGGTCTCGGGTGTCCATAAGGTTTCATATTCTCTGGACTTCTCGGGTCTAAGAAATATTGATATGGGTTATCTTGTGGAGCTGGAACAGAAACTGGTTTATCCAACTGCTGTCCAGGTATGACGTCATCAGGGAATTTGATTGGTTTAATATCCTGAACAGGCGGATAGGTCTGTCGTCTGTTCATAGGATTGAGTAGTTCTTGTCTTCTAGAACTTCTAGTAGACTTATTATAAGGACCAGGGTATGTCTCTCTCCTATTCATAGGCTTAAGCTGAGGTGGACCCTGATTAGGGTTACCAGGCATTCCAATAGGTGGTTGCAATGAAGGTGGTAAAACAACCGGTGGTATGTTCGGCTGCATTGGGTCAGTCTCTCGCCTATTCATTGGGTTAGGGAACTGCATAGGGCTGAACTGGTCAGTCTCTATACCTGGTGGGTATGAGTCATAAGGGTCATCTGGAAACAGACCGGGGTCATCTACCGGTGGTCTTTGGGGATAGTAATGCATGGGACCAGAAGGCTGATAAGGCATCTCTCTAGGCAACTGGTGGAATTGACTACTACCTTCTAGGTCGTCTACATTTCCTGCCCTCTGCCCTCTGTTATAAGGGTTGTCTAGGTCTTCTACCTCACCCTTATATTCCAGTTCGGTGTATGGTCTGCTTTGTCTAGACTTATTGATTGTCTGCTTAGCATCATATATTGTCTGGTCATATGCAGCTGAATTCCTTGAATAAAGCATATCTGACCAATAGTCATCTAGGTTATCATAAAAACTCTCGGCAGCAGCCTGTGCATTCTGTGACCAGATTGACCTTGTTAGGTCTCTCTTATTCATGGGTTTGGTGAGTCTTCCGTCTCTAGTTACCAATCCACCGAATATTCCTAGAGGATTAGCAGTCAATGCGACTGCATCCGCCTTGGTGGAGGTAGGTGTGAGGATACTACTGTCAACCGCAGAGATTTTGGACTCTATGAGGTTTGATTTCTCTTCTTGTAAACTATTTACTAATTCTGAAAACGTCTTCATAGGAAAAATAAACCTTTCTACCTGTTAGGGCATGGGAACCTGCATATATTGGTTGATTCAACATGAAACCGACCGGCTTAGATTCCTCAAGCACTATGTTATCTCTGGTATTTATAAAATCATACATTATTGGCAGACTGTCCTTGGATATGAAAAGTCCTGCCTCTAATGTCTTCTGATATTCTTTTGATTCTTTTAGGTCTTCTATCCCCACACTAGATAGGAAACACTCTTCTAAGACTGATTCTTTAATACCATCCTTCAATTTCTCTTTCAATAACCATAGTGCTACGGCGAATGAACCCAGTCTAGTCTTAGTAGCCGGTATTTTGTCTAGCAGCCTTTTCAAGTTCCAGACTAACGTATGGATGATAGTGTATGCTTTCTTCTCAGCACCAGTATTCAGTTCTTTCCTCTTCTTGAGTAGGTTGCCCTTATCGTCAATGATTCCCAATTTATAAGCATCAGTCTTCTTATAAGGAGTGGTTAGTATCCTAATAAACTTATATGCCACAAATATGTCGAATGCTCCTGCCATTTTTATATCTTCCTGAGTATCTCAGTGATTCCTTTATCTAACGGTATCGACAATAAGTCGGCCTCTAAAATCTCTATCTCATTATCGCCTTCGGGGAAAACACTTAGGTAAACTAGGAAGGTCTTTAGAACGGAGTGGAATTCATCCCCCATCCTGAAGAATAACAGTCTGGTTGCTGGTACAATACCGAACACATTGTAAAGAACTATAATGTGGTTTAATATCAACCTTTCCTTCAGTTCTCCAGTAGCAGTATACCTTCTCAACAGCCTCTTTAGGTACTTTATCCTGCTCAAATCACTATAGAATTCTTCTATGTCTAAACACTGAGGATTCTCGTAGTGCTTCATAGCATACATCATATAGTTGTTTGAATTCAAACCAATATTTTTCTTCATAATTAAAAGTCTCACGTTATCACATCATATTCGCTCTCGAGAGCTCCGAATTCAGCATCCAAGAACCACTGCTCTTGGACCAGTTAAAGGTAAGCTGGTGGGGCATCCCACCAAAGCCATCGTCGTTGATGTATCCGTCTTCTGGTGTCATTCCGATGCGACCGCCGAATTTCTTCACTGGCACTGCCATTGGTACACCTTCTTGGAACTGCACACTAGTATGGTCGAAATCTATACCCGCGTGACTCAAAATCACCTTAATCTCGTTAATTCTAGAACGAGGGTCCGAGGTAGGCAGTTTATTGATGTGCGATAGTGCAACATTAATCCTATCTACTATCTCGGGGTCTCTAGTGTCAGAGAAATTCTTGTCTGTCTCTTGAGGCACTGCTGTCATGGCATGATATGCTCTAGGCACTACAGCCGCTATCGATTCTTTTAGTTCATTGAAAGTTTTCATTTTCTTCTCCATATCTGTTCTCTTTGAGGAAAGGTTCTGAAATTATTTATATCTCTAAGGGCTTAAGTTTCTTTTCTGCCATGCAAACCAGTCGCAAAACGGTTCTTCTGTCAGTTCATACTTCTTAGATACGTTAACCGAGAACCTAGCCTTTTGTAAGAATTCTTTTCCCAGTAACACGGGGTAGTCCATATCGTCTCTATCTGTTAGAGAGAAGGGTATAGACTTATATTCCTTGTCCCCCATCTTGAAGTCTAGAGGGACTACTGGTCTTTCTTCAGTATCGCCCCCCATATTGATGGTTACCATATCGATTAGAGGTAGAACCATCTCTGTATCATTCTCGGTGAAGAAGCTTACTACATCGTCTTCTATTGTTATTTCTTCGGCATGAAGTGAATTGTAACTTCCATTGCCAGTATCGGCTTTAGATATGAGTTCTCCAACACCATAGATATATATTTTCTCAAGTTCACCTATCTCTTTGGTAGAATAAACCCAGTTGTTTTTATCCGTTATGTGTCCTACTACCACATTCACTATATCTTGTCCGACACCTATGTATGGTTCCCCTTCTTCATCATACATTGTGTACTTCTGAGCACCGCTACCCGGCGATGTATTCACCTCTAGCACCATATGCTCTCCATCGACAGTAACATGGTCTACACCTGATAGAAAACCACCCACTAATTTGGCAGTCTTTAGTACTAATGATTTTTCTTCTTCCGATAAATCATACGGTTCGGTTTCATTTCCAAGTGCCTTATTTGTTCTGAAATCTCCATCCCCCTTCAACCTCTTCATACATGCTATGATTTTTCCATCTAGTACTATGGTCCTGACATCATACTCTATTTCCATATATTCTTGTATGATTACTTCAGCATCGAATTTCCATAGAGACTGTAAAACACTCTTAAGAGATTTATATGACTCAACAATGGATACCCCTATTCCTTCAGCACCAGTGATGGTCTTGATGACCACTGGGAACTCTCCACCTATATTCTCTAGTGCAATATCCACAGCATCTTCGTTGGTGACCAGTGCGGTCCTTGGGGATGGTATGTTGTTCCTGTCTAACATTGTAGAGGTAGCAAATTTGTTCCTGCATAATTCCATCGTGCTTAACTTATTGACACAGAAAACTCCAGAGTCTTGTAGTGTGCTAAGAAGACCCATCCCAGATTGGTGAGACATTACCCCACCTCTAGGCCAGCAGACTGTGTTGTCTGTGTTCAGAGTTATCTTATTGTTCTCTCCGTCGTAGTTATGGATTATAAGCTCATCGTCTGAGACTTCCTCATCTACTATGAAGGCATCATCCACAGACACAGCGAAGAATGATATGTCCAAAGAGTCACATGCTTTATCTATTTTGCTTACAGTGTCGCTGTATTCATCTGATTCTTCGAATTTAGATAGCACCACAAGAGTGGGGGTATCTTGAGGAGAGTCATCCTCTTCGTCCTGCTCTAGCAAGAAATTAAAGGCCTCTACCGACAAAGTATCTTCACCCAATGACATTATGTCATCCCTACTAGTTTCTAGAAGATTGAGGGCATCGAATAATGATTGAATTTCTTCTTTAATTCCAGACGTCTTTCTAATTGAGGTATACATCTTCTTTACGTCCCTAGATTTCATTCCGGAGGGTGCACCTCTTTTGAAAGTGTCAAAGTCTCCAGAAGTAGCCGACTTTCTCATCTTAGAAGCAGACATACCGCTCACATCATCTGCGTCTGCATCTCTTCTGCCAGCACTGACCACCTCAAATGAGTCGAAGTTCCAAGATTTATTGGGGTCGCTGTGGTTCACATATTTTTTCATGCTTCTTTCTAATTCTTTGACCCTATCTCCACCAACCACTAATATCACATTCTTATATCCTTTGTCGCTAAGTTCTTTGGCGACATAGAATGGATTCTTCAAGGTTTTATCCTTCGCGACATTACTCTTCTTGAATGCTGCTCTTAGGAGTCTAACCTTCTCGTCGTATGGTATTGGGTTCCTCTCGTCTCCCTGAGATGTGCTAACATAAATGCCATGATCATACCCTTTTCTCTTGGATACCTGCATAACTTTATTAATTAGCAACTCATGACCAGTATGTGGAGGATTGAATCTACCAAAGGTAAATACTATCCCCTTACCGTCCTGCTCATTTAACCTAGACTTGGTTGGAAGGGTGTATCTATTCAAAATATCACTTGTTCCAAGGTAGGTAACCCTTAGCCCAATTCCAAAGTGGTGTACCGACTAAAGCACCTGCCACAAAAACTATTACCGAAAACCAAATTGTTCCTAAAATCGAGTCCATATCAATCTCCTTTTAGATAAATATTATTTCTTTTTATTAAACTTAAATGCTTTTTTGACCTTTGCCTCTTTGGCAACAGGTGCAGCCTTTGGTTCACCACTTGTGTGATGCCATCCTCGTGTACCACCACGATTCACCCACTGACCGCCGTTCTCAGCGACATATGATGCTCTATTCTGAGCAGCCCTTGCATCTTCGTTGTGTGCTATCCAAAACTTTGAAGCCATTTCTTTATCTCCTTAAAATGATATTTTTATTTAGCTGTGAAAACTCTAACCTTTGCGGTTCCCCCTGATGGGTTATAAACCTCTATCCTGTCTAGTGTGCCACCAGTGCCCCACTGGTTAACCCAGTCATCTACCTCGCCAAGATATTTAACAATACCTGCTGACTCTCCAGAAGCACCCATGTCTCCTTGATGTCTACAAGAAGTAGATGCCAAAATGTATGGTATACCTGCCTTTAGGGTGTGACAAAAAGCATTTTCTATGTTTTCACCACTGGTCGTTCCCGCCTGACTACACATAAGTTGAATTTCTACTGGACTGGCATTGGATTCTAGATATAAGAACTGAGGATCTGCCAGAAGTTCATCATTGAATACTTCTGCGGTAGCACCGTTGGCAATCTCGAATCTTTTATCATAATAGTAGTTTACGGTAATTGAATCTGCTGCACTGGTGCTTCCACCGGAGATGATGTGGTTATCATCATCATCCATTGTAACCGTAAAGTGTGTTGTCAAATTTAATGTTGGCATTGTTGTCTCCTAGCAATATATTATTTATAACTAGCCGCTAACCCAGTTCTTCGCCACAGTGAAGTTAGACCTGCTAAACTCTAATCTATCTACCAGCTTCAGTGCTCTGCTTGAAATCTTGTCTACTGCTACAAATCCTTCAGGAGCGGTTGCCTTGAAACCGTCATCGGTCCTTACAAAGGTTCCGATGCCTTTTATTTTCTCTAACTTCCTGATTAGTTTTATCTTCATATCGCTAATCAGACCATAAAGTACGAATGCTGAATCCAGTTCCGTCTTTATGGACTCTAGGTATTTAACCAGTTCATCCATAGCCGCCTTCTTCCTCTCTTTACCAGAATCAGTCTTGAGTTTGGAGATAGCATCTTGGAATTTGTTTTTTATGTGACCCACCACACCTTTAGTGTCTACCTTGGAAGAACCTCCCCTAATCTGAGAGTTGGTATATGTTTTTATATGCGATATTATGTTCCTGTTGGACATAACCTCATCTATTATCTTAGAGACTTTAGAAGACATATTACTCTCCGCAGATTTAATGTCTTTCATTATGGAGCTGAGTTCAGAACTCGTAAGTGTAGATGAACCACTCTCATCTTTATAATCTGCATCTCTAAACCATACGTTCTTGTTCTTGCTTAATCTCTTAATATTAGGGTTGAAAGATGCTGTCATCTCTGACATCTTTCTACCTTTATACTCGGTATGAAACACTATCCCTATCTTAGCATTTTTAATTTCTTTTGCTATTGGACCGCCATCTTTTACTGCATAGGTGATAGTGTTGGGTGTGAATGTAATATGAGACTCTCCATCCACCTTCATACTGCCTAAGTCTGAAGAAGAGAACATAAAATCTCCCTGTATGACATTTTTAATGCCTAACTTGGATAGATGCTTTAATGCTGTCTTCAGTTTGTTTGCCAAGTCCCCACTGTGGTTTTTATCTATGTCCGAATTAGTGTAGTTGATTTTTGGTGTTGCCTTGTTGAATACACTCTTAGTACCCACGAAGAATTTTTTATTCTCTGGATTTATGCCGCATATTATTGCGGGTGCACCATCCCACTTGGTTGTTATATTAACTGATGAACTACTGCTTCCAGACAGCATCTCGGCTACACCTCTGGCAAAGTTGAGAGCATTTTTTACACCAACGGAACCACCGTTCCACATCTCGTCTTCAAGATGCTCCATATGGGTATTTTTACCTTCAGTAACAAATTCTTTGTAAGACTTCATTTCATAACTTCCCAATATTTAGGATTCTGCTGGATTATCTGATCGTTCTTATCTAACTTTATGCTCACAAAAGAAGCGTTTGGACCCATCGACACTACAGTGCCGGTTTCCCCCTCTTTGCTCCCTTTTGTAGCAACCAACTTCCTGCCTTTTCGGTAGTTAATCTTCAATCTTTCCGATATGTACTCGCTAAATGATTTCATTTCTTCCTCCAACCTCCACCTTGTTCTTTATACCACTTGGATGCCCAAGCACTAGCATATGCTGAAGGATAGACATCGAACTTAGATTTAGCCTTAGATAATGCTTTCTTCCACAGAGACGGATTTGTTGGTTCGTTCTCAGACTCAGAAACAGATTCTCTCTTTTGCCTACCCTCACCACCTTCGATATCAATATATCCCTTATCGGCTAGTCTGCTTACTGCCATACTGCCTATGACATCCCATGCCTTCTTTCTATTAATAGGCTTCCTCAGGTCATATCCAGCCTTTCTCAACTTATCTGCCATTCTCTCATAATATTCTTTGCCCGGATTTTTGCTGTTCTCATCCAAATGCTTTCTGATGCTGGGGTCTATTAAGACCTGAACCATAATCTCTCCGTCCACTCCTCTAATAACTTTGCCCTGAATCTTCTTAGCAGTCTTCTTGGCATCCTCCATTGAAGAGTAGGTATTAGGTTCACCATCTTTGTTTTGCACCACCAACACTTCTAGATCAGTATCGATTCTGGTCTTGACTGCTTCGTTGTTTTTCTTCTTTTTCCTACCGGCACAATGGGCTTTCTGAGAAAAACCTTTCGGATTATTACAGTCTATGCTTCTTTTGTATTTTTCGGACCAGTCTTCAGTCTTTACATATGTCGGACTCTGACCTTTTTTCTCTTCTCCGCCTTTGGCAGAATCACCTGACTTCTTCTGTGCATCCCTCTTTCTTCTCACAAAAGATGCTATCCCCTTCTTGCCCAACTTCTTAGCCTTGGCAGGAGACAAGCAGGCAGCATATGCCTCACCCTCTTTGGCATCACCACATTTACCAATTTTCTTACCGTCTAGACCATATCTATCCCAACCAGGTGAACCACCTGCTGATTGACTCATCCATTTACCAATGCCTGAGTCTTTGTATGTCTCTGATATGAATTGCTTGAATGATTTCATTAAGGTCCTACCCTTGAGTCCATGCACGACCATTATATTTTCTAAGAACGTCATATACTACTCTATCCATAGTGCCTGACCATTTTACATCGATTATATTCTTCCTGCCGTAACCTTGTTCAAATCTGTGCTGAGTTTGGATATTCCCTCTTCCTTCTCTTGAAATATCACTCATGAAATCTTTTGCCTGGTTTGCACTAGGAAATTGGAATGTACCAGATGGTGTAAATCTTCTTGCCTCTTCTAATCTGGATGATACTTCACCATTGCGAACCACTTTGGTTATTGTTGAACTTCCAGTAGTTCTTCCCGGCTTTTTATTTTGATGTGCGAATTCGTATCCTGTCTTTATGTCCTTCATACGAATGTCGAAATAGTTAGAATTATTCTTACTGGTCTCATGGGTCATCACCTCTGCTTGCGAACCATCTTTATAGGTAACTATATCACCGACTTGAAGTTTATCAAGTGTCCACCTCTTTGCTTCTGCTATGTACTGCTCGAATGATTTCATTATCTTTTCTTCTTAAATCCTAGTTTGTTACTTACACTAGTACCACCACTTATTGAAGAGTGATATTCGAATTCAAAATCCATATCTTTGAAGGACTTAACACCGAATGTAAGTTTGGTGCTGGTTACATTTACATCTAGCTGAAGGACTTGCAACTTCTTAACAGCCTTGTTCAGCGTGTCTTGACCTGCCTTATTAAGGTGTGAGACAACATGATACCCTAGGGGATTAATAATCGCTGCTGCCTGAGAGTTAGACCTGCCTATCCTTTTCCAAATCGCCCAAGTGGTCTCACTGCCGAAGATTTTATAAAGCTTCTTAGCAGCCTCGTATCTTTTTTCTAGTGTACCAATAGATTGTAACCAGAGATTTATCTGGTCTGGAGTGATTGCACCCAAGGATTTCCTTTGAGGTCTTCTTACACCCATAGCATCTGCTAGTGCTTTGATGCCTGGTGTCCCCATAGCGATATTTGCATCAATGACACCTTGGGTAGCAGAAGTCTTGTGTAGGTGACCCACAAGTCTAATTACACTCTGCTCAGTGCTGCTGAAGGACTTCATCCATTTAGGGTCTGCTGCCTTACTTTCCAAGTCTTCCGCAATGTTCTTAATGCTAGTTCCAGCACCAGCACCAGACTTGACAGAATAACCCACCATCCCACCGCCCTTAGGTACTGCATAAAAGTCGACTAATGGTTCGTTGCCCGCTGCTGGGAAGTAAATCTTGCTAGCATCTACTATATTGGACTTGAGTGCCCAGGCTGCTGCTATGGTTTCACCGAAGTCTTTAGATACTACCTTCAGATCTGCTGGTTTTAAACCAATGTCGAAATCGATTTTAGACTCTTCTCCTCTGGTCTTACCTGCTAGGTCTACCAGTGAGAACAGATAGTTGCCTATCCTTTTGTCAAGACCATCAGTAAATTTCTTAATTGTTGTCTTGATTCCTCTCAATGCCAATGTCTTTCCATCAAGACCAACTTTGTCGGGTGTCAGCTCTTTATTACCGAATATCAATTCTCCACCGCTGGCAGCCTTTCTGCTGTTGTTGACATACCATAGTGTCTTACCAGTCAAACTTCCATCAGAACCGGGCATTTTGTCCGTGGCAGTTAGGAGATATTCTTTGAATGAACCGCTTATATCCATCTCTGGATCGTGTACGCATAGGATGCCGTGTTTCTTCCAGAACGAGGCGATTTTACTATCACTGCCGTCTATGGGAAATCTAACATGATAACCATTTCTGCTTCTTGCCACGAATTTTTTATCGTTATTGAATACATTAGTTCTCAAATAGGAGACAAAAGATTTCTCGTCCTTAGTCGCCTCCGTCAGGCAAGTAAACTGTTTAAATGATTTCATATTATTATCTCCAGATTATTTATTTTTTTTAGATTTCATTTCTGCCTCAATCGTCTACCTTTGCTCCTGCTCTCCATTGATAGCAAGACCAATAGTTTGCTTTCCATTTAGGTCCCGGATCGGTATCGCACCCCATTCTAGATCGGTATGCCTTTAACCTTTTTGGGTCATCCCTTTTTATCTCCATATTAGGGTCCCCGAACCTCACAATAACAACAGTTCCTTTTTCATTCTTGGCATAAACTGCGAATTTCTTAGATTCGCCTGGTGTTCTAAAAGGTTTATTTAATGTGACCTTTTTGCCTTTGTACTCTGCCTCTTCTAATTCAGAACCTTTGCATTCTTCACAACCACACCCACATCCCTCTTCTAGTCTGGACGGGACTTCATCGAAAGGACCATATTCGTCTAGGTAAGCATTATACATCTTGATATGATATTTGAGCATAGGAATAGGTCTTCTAATCAGTTCCCTGATGTTCTCGGGTCTACTATATCCCATGGCTGCTCTTTCTCTCTTACTGGAAGCAAGGATTTCACCATGCCACCATTCCATAGCACCCTCTATTTCTGCTCTACTGCTCTTCTCACTAATTGAGTTGGAATCATATATGGTTGATTCCCCCATAAGATTAAATTCATAATCTTTCACGAACTTCTCTTTGTGGTCTTCATTATCGAACACCATAGCATACACAGAATCCATAATCTTCATGTGGTCAATAAGACCTTCTGCATTCTCTATAGATGCCATAGCTGCATCCTCAGAGTTAAATTGCTTCACAGTAATATACTTTCCGTCTTCCATTTCCACGGATTCTTTCAACCAATCTTTGAACGAAGGTGGTTGCCAATCGCTGTATATTTTAACTGGTTCATCATAGTCATGACCTCTAAACATCTTCATAGTTTTGCCTATCTCGGTATGCTTTCTAACTTTAACACTTGCAGGGTCTGGTTGTCTTCCACCTATCCATTCCCTGAACATATCAAAACCAAGAGTTGTATGTTTTCTATAGTCATAATCTCCAAGCTTGGAATCTATCTTGTTTAACTCTAGTCCGAAACTTCTGGTAAACTTACTTTCCATCTTGCTAAACAGGATCTTGGCACATTTATGCATATCTTTGTTCTTCATACCCCTAAGGCTTCCCCAACCGTCGTCGAGTACAAATCTGCACCAGCCCTTTTTAATCGCCATTAACTCTACTTTTCTATCGATGTCAACGGTTCCATCTTTTAATTTTTCGACATCTGACATAGCACTATTTTGAGGTTGGTTGACACCATACTCTGTGTATCTTTGTAGCAAATGGTTATAAATATCGTCTTCTTTGAGTCCAAATTTACCAGGTTTGGTGGCAATATATTGTACATGATATGGTTTCAAATTTTTCCAAACATATATCTTGCCTGAAGGATGCACCCAACCCTTAGCAAGTTTAGAAGACTTTCCGTGGTCCATATCTTCTCTGCTTACTCTCTCATTCAGTCTTCTATTGAAAGATTCGTTGACCCATCCCATCTTATCAATGAAGGGGCTATAATAATCTAAGGCAGGAGAATTAACGGAGCCTCCACTGACACCCACCGGTCTTTGCCATAAATATGGGTCTTCAACCTCACCGTTATCATCTGTGAAGTTATTCCATTGCAGATTAGGCAGTTTAGGTTTGACATATGATGGTATATTAGAGATAGATGCCGGACCTGAGTAGTCGTTTAAACCATCATCATCATCGTCATCATCGTCATCATCGTCATCGATAGGGAAATCATCTTCACTGTCTATCTGGTCTGTCGGGTCATCCTCAGGACGAGTCTCACAAGGAGGGAAAGCACATGGTATTGGTTCATCTCCTACAGTCTCTCCTTCATCATCCCCGTCGTCGTCATCCCCGTCGTCGTCATCATCAATAGGAAAATCGTCGGTGTAATCTATCTGGTCTTTAGGGTCGTCTCCGGGACGTTGAGGGTCTCCCGCACAAGGAGGGAAAGCACAAGGCTTTGGTTTATCCCCTGTAGTGTCTCCATCACGCATCTGTCCCATTTGTTCCATCGCAGAAAGTATATTCCTGACCATCCTTGCTAGTGGTGGGTCCATATTCGGCAACATCTTTATAATGCCGTCTAAACCTATATTCTTCGCTCCCCCCATCTGGAAGTCTGGTTTTCTCATACGACCAGGACGACGTCCTGGTTTTTGATAATTAGGGTGTTGGATTGGGTCTTCCAACCAAGCAGGCTTCTGCTCGTTCTCGCCTGGTATCCTTTGGTGAATATCCGGATAGTGTTGTTGCTGCTCTTTATTATACTTGTCGATGATATGATATAGAATATCAGCAATGTCATCAGGAGTGGAATCACTATAATAACCGGGTTCACCAGCACCTGGAATAATTTGGTCAAAATAACCGGGATGAATTAAATTGTCATCTAAAGGTGGAACATCATCACCTTCTTCATCAGGGTCAGTGTCTAGTTTATCTGCTCTGACTATCCATCTACCATCGATTAGAACCATCAATTCGCCATTTTCTCCTACCTGCCAGGTATAACCACCGGAAGTCCAGGTTCCATCATCCTGAATATTCTGATACATATCCTCTTCGGGGAAGTCCGGAAGGTCGTCGGGAAGGTTGTCATCACCCTGTCCTGATGCTGCCCTAGTATCATCGTAGTCTGGGTGGTATGGGTGGTCTGGATTAAGACCGAAGTCCTCGGGTTCACACGGAAACCATTTACCCGGTGGTACTTCGTACCACCCCCATTCTTTCAGTTCTGGATTCCAAATTGGAGTTCCACTTCCAGGTACATCCTGCGTATCGTCATCTTCTAGAATCGGAGGTGGATTTTCTGGGTCAGTGAATTTGCCATCATCGTCCATATATGGTTTGATTAGGATTGGTTTCAAATCATCGGGCACGTTATCCCAACCACCAGGCCATTCTTCGGGCCATACGTCTTTCCGCTCTTCTTTATCTTCTTCATCCTCATCCTCATCTTCTTCATCCTCGTCCTCGTCTTCATCCTCGTCTTCACCTTCGTCTGATGGGTCTTCATCCTCGTCTTCACCTTCGTCTGATGGGTCTTCATCCCAAAAACCACCACCATCTGGTAGAGGAACCCATTCTGTCCCGTTCCAAATCATATCTGGAACACCGTCTCCATCTAAATCGTAGTAGTCGTTTCCAGCGGGATCAGTAAATCGGAGAGGATCTTTTGGGTCCTGTGTGTAGGGCTTATCTTCTTCTTTCTCATCTTCTCCCTCATCACCATCGTCATCTGATCTGAATCCAATATCAGTACCGTGCAGCATAGAAAGTAAGATGTCACCGGTCAACTCAAACTCGGTGAAAGGTTTAGTATTTTTGCTTTTCTCTAAGGTAGCCTCTGCATCATATATCGTCGCAGCGAGACCTGCTTCTCTCTTATTGAAAAGTAGACTGGTGTAATCTTCGAAGTCTTTATATAGTTCTTCTGCTCTAGCCTGACCGATTAGAGACTTAAGGTTCCTAACTGCATCTTTCTTAGATGCAGGTTTAACTATACCTCTGATGTCTCTGGTTAGGAGGGAATTCCATATACCGACTGGATTGGGGTAGAAAGCGATTTTGCCGGAACTGACGGTGGTTGGAGTCAATATTGCGGCGGAACCACTATCAGCACTAGAGTTCAAAGTGGGTTTGCTCTCTAGTATCAAACGTTTAAATTTATTCATTAGTCGTCTCCATCCATAGACATTGGATATTCTTCTCTCATCAGGTTGCTATATAACATGTCTCCGACCTTCTTGCCGAAGTCATTGTCCGAGGGGTAGTGTACACCACCTAGTTCCCTAGATAGTGCTATATCATCTGCTAGTTTCATTAACTGCTCTTGGTGGTCAGGGTTTTTGTCTGATAACACCAATGCAATGAGTCTGGATTGGGCTGCATGTCCACTCGGGTATGCTGGTGTGTGTCCAGACTCCGTATTCATGCTTCTAATCTCTGTTCCTAGCACTACACCCAACTGGTGTGGTCTGGGTCTGTTGAAATGGAACTTAGAAATGAGCATAACGTTGGCAGCCTCTCTTCTTATGTCTCTAATCTCTTCTTCATCGAATTCCAAGTCGTTATCCTTGGCATAATTGATGAAGTAGGGGGAGAAGTGTTCATCATATTTATTAAACTTCTCAGCATCCTCCTCGGTCCTATTATCAATCAGTTTCAGAAGATAAAATATCTCTTTCTGGGTAAGATCGCTACTATTGCTGGGTGGACCACCCATAGTTATCAAGTCTAAAACGTCGGAAGAGAAATAATTCAGAGGTCTATTCATCCTCTCTCTCTGTTCTTCAGTAGGAGACCCATATTTTATCTCATCGACAGCTATATTGAAATTGCTGTCTTCTGAAATGAACGAAATGTATTGGGAGAATGTTTTCATGCGTAAGGTGCTCTAACATCTAGTTGCCCTTGCTTCAATGCATTAGCCGCTTTTTTCTCTTGACCTTTATCTGCATCAATGACGGGCATCTCTATTCTAGGTGGTGCACCTCTGGGTGGGGTCCTATCCTGTAGTGCGGATAGTCTGTTTGCTAGTTCTTCTTCACCACCAATTGACTCTAACCAAGCGATGGATTTCTCTCTATCGTAGAATTTGGGGTTCATATTAGTGCCGTTCATTAGGGCATCCATAGCATCTTTCATTTTTGCCCTGTAGATGTTGACATCACCACCAGTTGGTTCACCTCTTCTCTGATTACCGTAAGCATCTCCTAGGGAACGCAATACGGGAACTAGGTCACCAATTCCTAAATCTGCTGATATGCCCATTATTTTCGCGGTGGGTTCTGAGAGCATTGTGGCTGCCCATCTGTGATGTCCGTCGAGGATGTGGTTATCGCTAGAAACGATCGAACCCAAGTCCCCACCCTTCACACCACCGACTGCCATACCCAGTGCTTTGCCGAGGTAGATAGCAGACTGTGAGGGTTTTAACTTTCTAGCCGCCCAAGTTGCTTTTTTGGTCTTCACCACATCGTCTGAGTGCTTCCCATCCATCTCACCTTTTCTAGCATATATTGCTGCTAGTCTAGAATTCATTGATTTTGGGAATTCCTTGGGGTCGATTTCTTTCGTTTGCAGTTCTTCTGCGATTAGCACGTCACCGGTAGGTGTTTCGAATAGTCCTTTCATACCCATCGGTTCTTCTTTGATGTATTGTTTAAATGATTTCATCGTCTCTCTTTCGCTCTGAGGCCGAATTTTTCGGAAAAATATCCATATACACGGACAGTGCTACCTCTTATATATAAAAAAAGACAACCCCCTGAAATACTCAGAGGGTTGCCTACTATGAATGACGGTCCAAAGGTAGCGAAGTTCCTTAGTGGAGGTCTGATACACCCCCACCTTGCATGAATGGCATAACGACTGGCGCACTGCCTATCTTGCTCGGACCGTAAGAAAAATTCATACGAAAAGACGGTGCAGTCCTGAAATGTGAGGCAGGAACTGCACCGTCTTTTCTATTATTTGCATTATCGTTCGAATGATTTGCGTTCATTTTCGTATTATATACCTTTATTTGGTCTACAGTATTTATAAATTCAGTCAGTTTCTGAAGCAGGTGGCTCAACAATTGGAGTAGTGTCCAAACCTGAGTGCTTAGACAGCTCTCTCATCACAGCATCCAAGAAAGGACTCTGTGGAGCAGGGTCATCTGTGCCTTGCGTAACGTCCTGTACTATATTGCCATCTGCAGTAGTTACATCACCTGCGGGAGGGATGCTACCATCTGTAGATGCTTCGGGTGGTGTAGCAACGGGTACTACCTCTGGTGGTGGTGGAGGTGTCTTCTCACCGTCAACAGGTTGGGCATTATTGTTGGCACCCCTAATGTTGTTCATGTAAAGCTGTTTTTGAATGTCAACCATAGTTTATTATCCTCTACTTGTAAAAAAGAACACATTTCATAAAAAAAAACGTACACAGTATTTATAAGAGAGTCCCCTCTCCCCCTTTTTCCCGACCATATATATTTCTCAGCCGCGATATCCCCCCCCATATATGCCCTTCCTGATATCGGGAAGGGTGTTTGCACAATAAAAACGGTTACCTTCCCCCCTTTCCCCGACCATATACCTATTTTGTCCGAAATATCCCCCCCCCTATTTTCTTTTTGGAGACACACAGATATACATCCATACTCCAAAGGTGTGTATAGACCGTCTGTTTTCTTTTTTCTTTTTTTTTTTCTTCCATTAAAATAATAACGGGCCTACGAGCAGCCGTTGAATCAATTGGCAGTCTGGTAGCAAATACAGCAACACCCAGCAGCCTTATTAAGAGCATACTGGGTGTTACTTTTTAAAGGAAGAGATTAAGTCGATTATTTACTGGGGTCGTAAGGAACATCAATTGAACCCTGATTATCATAGGGCACGTTCTGATGTTTTTGGTCCTCTACCAGTAGTTGTCTATCATTAACAATGTTAATCTTACGGGGCTTCATATCCTCTGGGACTACCTTTTCTAGGTAGACTCTAAGAATTCCCTCGGCACAACTGGCTCCATTGACCTCAATATAATCACTTAAAGCAAAATTACGCTCAAAATTGCGGTATGCGATGCCCTTATGCTGGTACTTTGCATCATCCAGCTTAACATCTCTCTTACCGACAATTTTGAGCACATTATTTTCTACCGTAATGTCGAGTTCATTAGATGAGAACCCGGCAACAGCCATCTCAACGATACTTTCGGTATCAGATTCGTTGATGATGTTGTATGGTGGAAATTTTGTAACGTTGTTGTTATTTTCCTCAGATGACATTAGACGATGCATCCTAGTGAATACATCATCAAATCCGATACCAAAGTCACGAGGGAAAGATAAATTGTACATGTCCAT